ACATAGCAGAAGGCTTTGCAACAGCAGCGACGATCCACCAGGCAACAAATCGCCCCTGCATTGTTGCCTATAGCGCCAGCAGCTTGGTCCCAGTCACTGCAAGCCTACGAGAAATGTATGGCAAGAATCAGGACATTGTTATCGTGGCAGATCATGATAAGCACGGCATAGGGCAGAAATACGCCGATCAAGCAAGCGCAAAGCACGGAGCAAGGGTAGTCACCCCGCCGATTGAGGGCATGGACGCAAACGATTACGTAAAAGCGGGCCATGATCTTCTAACGCTATTGGCGCAGCCAACCGGCTCGGCGGTCATTGACAAGCTAAAAGTAGTCTTCGGCGACGAGCTCGGCACAGAGTACGAAGCCCCCGACGAGCTGATTGAGGGCTTGCTAGTAATGGGCAGCTTGACCGTCACCTACGGCGATAGCAACTCAGGCAAAACATTTTGGGCCTTGGCAATGGCAGCTCATATCGCAATGGGCCGTGACTTCTTTGGCCGAAAAGTAGATCCGGGTCTTGTCGTCTACTTGGCAAGCGAGGCCCCCGGATCTATCCGCTCGCGGATGCAAGCCATGAAAAAGTTCTACGGCCATGACCTCGCCGATCTAGCGATGGTCCCTCTTCCCATGAATTTCTACGAGGGAGACGAGGATGCAAACGATGTGATCGCCCTCGTCCAGGCCGTCTCAGAACTAAAAGGCAAGCCCGTTCGCCTGATCGTCGGCGACACCCTGGCCCGCCTAAGCGCCGGCGCAAACGAGAATTCAGGCGAAGACATGGGCCCAGTAATGGCAAGGTTTGACAGAGTAGCCCAGGCCACAAAAGCCGCCCTGCACATCATCCACCACAACGGGAAAGATCAGGCCAAGGGCGCCCGAGGATGGTCAGGCATCCGCGCCCACATCGACACAGAGATCGAGGTAGCAGAGAAAGACGGCATTCGTTCAGCCTCGGTCACCAAGCAACGAGAGCTACCCGGCAAAGGCGAGGCAATCTACTTTCGTCTTGAAGTCGTTGAAATGGGCACCACCAAATTCGGCCAAACAGCGACTACCTGCGTTGCAGTACATGACCAAGAAGCCGCCGAGGCAAAACCCCATAAGAAACCCACCAAGCATGACGAGAAGGTTCGGGTTATTGAAAGGGCTTGGAATAAATCCGGCAGGGAGATAAGGGATGAAATGCCTTATATATCTAGGTCAGCATTAAGAGAATTACTTATAAAAGATGGCGCATCAGAGCGGACCGCCAAGAACAAGACCGAATCCAGCCGGGCCGATGGGCTCATTCTGCCGATGATAAACGCAGGAACCTTAGAGCTTTTTGAGCATGGGTGGCGAGTGATTGATGGAGTTTTGGCGAGTGGGATGCTGTTACAAATCGCCCCGAAACGCCCCTAGGGGCAGTTTGGGGCAGTTCGGGGCATTGTGCGAAAATTCACAAAAAACGCCCCGCCCCGCCCCTAACACCTTTAGGTTAGGGGCAGTAGGGGCGATGTGAATCGTGTCGGGGCGGGTTGGGGTAATTAACTAAGTTAGGGAGTGCTAACATGGATGATGGGATTGAAACATCGGGACAAGAAATTTCTAGGAGGGGTGGTGCGAGGCCTGGAGCAGGTCAGCCTCCGCTAGTCCCGACCGAGGAAGAACGCGAGATGGTCGAGAAGCTTTCGGGCTTTGGCTTACAGCAAGAGAGTATTGCGGCGATGGTGCGGGACGGTATTCACGTCGATACCTTGCGCACCCACTTCAAAAGAGAATTGGAATTAGGTCGGGCTAGGGCTCATGGGAAAATAGGTAAGACCTTATTCGATAAAGCAATGGCCGGAGATACTGGCTCCCTTATCTGGTGGACCAAAACCCAAATGAGATGGGCAGAAACTCAGAAACACGAGATAGTACATACGGGTATTAGTATTAATGATGCGCTTGAGGCAGCCAAGGCTCGGCTGATCTCTGGTGAGATCATTGACGCGACGATCGTGGAGCCTCGACAGCTCGAGGATGGGTCAGGGCAAGGGGAGACGTAAAAAAAGGCCCCTAGGGGCCTTTGCGTGCGTTCTTGAGCTATCAATCCTGGAGTGAGCAGAGGATGAAGAAAAGGAGGGCTAGGACGGCGATTTCGAACATGTCAATTTCCTTTTGAGTTGATTGAGTAGCGGTCAAGCATGACCCACGCTTTGAACACTTGATGTTGATCGATGTTTGGCATCGAGCCAATCTCGCGTGCCAGGGCCAAGAGTGCGATCATGGCTTCGGAGTACTTAGGCAAGTTAGCCTCGGCGAGCAGCTCGTCTACATCGGCGATAGTCTGAATCATTTCGCTCCCCCGATCTTGCCCAGGTAGTACGCAGCGTCGCCTAGGAGCGTAAATCGATAGCCGCAGCCTGTGCACCCTAGGCGGCGCCGTTTAACGCCGTGTGGGCGGCTGTGGCGGGTTTCTAGGACCCTTGCGGGTGACTGACACTTCGGGCAGTAGCTCATCGGTAGAACTCCTTCTCTAATATGTAGGTGGGGACCTGGAATTGGATCGAGGTTAGCAGGATGGCTATGCGGAATGGATGGCCTGCGTTCAGCAGTGAACACAGGTGGGCTTGGCGTGTTTGACTCATCAGAAGTACCACCCGAAGACTAGGCCGGCGAGTACACCCAGGGCGATGGCGAAAAGGGCTTGCTTCATGCTTGGCTCCTCTTAGCTGCTCGCAAAGCATCCCAGGCATCGTTGTGCGCTTTTCTGGCCTCGTTTAATTCGTCTTTGTAGATGTAGGACGGAGAACATGCGGCCATCAGATCTTTGTTAAGGGCATACAGAGCTTTTGCTGTTGCGTGGTATTCGGCGAGGGCTTGGTCGTAGTTGGTCATGATGTTCCTTTGATGGGGCCGGAGCCCCTGGGTGTTAGATGAAGCGAACGAGGGGGATGGCGTCTTTGAGGGCAATCGTTTTGTTCAGGATTGCGCTAACAACAGAGTAGTGACAGCTCCCGAATTGAGCCCATTTGCCCGAATCATTCAGAGCAAACAGCACAGCATCGCCCTCTGCATCCATTGCGTAACGAATCTTCTTGGTCAGTTGCTTGGTGCGCATGTCTCTATCTCCTAGTTGGTTGCCGCGCCGTCTGTTAGTCATGTCGCGCAGTGATGTAAATGTACCCCACTTCTAGCGTCTGTGCACTAGGGAAAACACTACGTTGTTAGGTTGTTAACATAGCTACGTACTACCACCTACGTAGTCTATGCCCATGCCCATCCAGCCATAGATCGACGCAAAATAAATCGAGGGGGGGGTAGGGCCCTGCACTGCCGGTCAAAGTGGAGGCAAGGTCCACGCAAAATTTTTTGCAAAAATTTTAGTTATCATTAACTAACTCACATTACATTCACCTCCATGCAAACCCCAAAATATTCTGCCAAGGACGAAACGGAGCTAATGTCCCTAATCTGGAGCCCCCAGATCAAGGACAACCCATTGGCTTTTGTGATGTATGTCTTTCCTTGGGGTGAGAAGGGAACGCCGCTGGAGCGTTTCAAGGGCCCGAGGAAGTGGCAGCGGGAGGTTCTTAGTGACTTGGCGGAGCATATCAAGGCTAATCATGAGTTGGGGAAAGATGCGTTGCCTGGGGATGAGGTGGCCTACAAGGTCTTGCGGGAGGCGATCAGTTCGGGCCGTGGGATTGGCAAGTCGGCGCTGGTGTCGTGGGTGGTGATATGGATGCTTTCGACGCGGATTGGGTCAACGACGATCATTTCGGCGAACAGTGAGCCGCAACTACGGTCGGTGACGTGGGCTGAGATCACAAAGTGGTTGGCGATGGGGATCAACAGTCACTGGTTTGAGATCAGTGCGACGCGGGTGCTGCCGGCTAAGTGGTTAACGGAGTTGGTTGAGAAGGATTTGAGGAAGGGTACGCGGTACTGGGGGATTGAGGGTCGGTTGTGGAGTGCTGAGAACCCGGATGCGTATGCTGGGGTCCATAATTTTGATGGTGTGATGGTGATTTTTGACGAGGCGTCGGGTATTGACGATGCTATTTGGTCGGTGGCGACGGGTTTTTTCACTGAGAACACGCCAAATCGTTTTTGGTTGGCGTTTAGCAATCCGCGACGCAATGTGGGGTACTTTTTCGAGTGTTTTGGGGCGAAGAGGGACTTTTGGAAGACGAAGGTTATTGATGCGCGGTCGGTAGAGGGAACGGACAAGGCGGTGTATGAGCAGATCATTGAGGAGTACGGTGAGGACTCGATCCAGGCGCGGGTGGAGGTGTATGGGGAGTTTCCGGCTGCGGGTGAGGATCAGTTTATTTCGCCTGTTGTGGTTGAGGATGCGTTTAGGCGACCAAGGTACAAAGACCCAACGGCACCCATAGTGATTGGGGTGGATCCGGCGCGGGGCGGGATGGATTCGACGGTGATTGTGGTGAGGCAGGGTCGGGATTTGGTCGCAATCAAACGCTACAAAGGTGAGGACACTATGGCCGTTGTGGGGTACGTCATTGATGCGATTGAGGAGTACAAGCCAGTCCTTACCGTCATTGACGAAGGTGGGCTGGGATATGGGATTCTTGATCGGCTTAACGAGCAAAAGTACAAAGTTCGAGGAGTAAACTTTGGCTGGAAGGCCAAGAATCCGATAATGTATTTGAATAAACGAGCTGAAATGTGGGGTACAATGAAAGAATGGCTCAAAACTGCGTCAATGCCTGTTGACCGTGGGCTTAAATCTGATTTAACCGGCCCACTAAAAAAGATGAATTCAACGGGAACAATACAATTGGAAGGCAAAAAAGAGATGAAAGCCCGAGGGCTAGCCTCCCCTGATGCGGCAGATGCACTTTGTGTCACCTTTGCATTTCCTGTTGCTCATCGCGAGCAACGCGAATTGTCAAGGGCTGTAAAGAACTACGGTGGAAATTCTGCCTCCACGGGTTGGATGGGATCATGACCCGCGCTGAAGCACTAGCCAATGGTTTGTCTGTTTACTTCACGGGCAGGCCTTGCAAGCAAGGTCACACTGCCGACAGGTGGGTTGCGAATTGGACGTGCGTGGTTTGCCATGCAAAAAGATGTGCTGAGTTCTTGCCAAAGTGGCGCGAAAAGAACCCCGAGAAAATTAAAGCGTACTCAGAAAAGTATTCAGACACCCATGCTGAGTCAAGCAAAGCGTGGAGGATTGCAAACAAGGAAAGATGCGCTGAAACTGGTAGAAGTTGGCGGCAAAAGAACCCTGAAAAATGCAATGCATTCAGTCGGGGATGGAGAGGCCGCAACCGCGACTTGATGAATGCCCTGAAGGCTAAACGCCGAGCCGATTTGCTTGCGCGTCTTCCAAAGTGGCTGTCTGTAGACGAAAAATGGATGATTGGCCAAGCATATGCACTAGCCAAACTACGTTCCAAGATGACAGGCTTCGATTGGCATGTAGATCATGTGGTCCCCCTGCGCGGCAAGGACGTATGTGGTTTGCACACTCCGTACAATTTGCAAGTAATACCAGCGATTGAAAATCTGCGCAAAGGAAACCGTCACGAACTCGCCACCCGTGGCAAGTAGGGAGTACAATCCGAAAAGCGAGCGCCGTGTGAGTGTGCAGGGTGCTGGCGGTGTGGTTAATTCTTGGATGGGATCTTAAAATGGCTAATACGAAGTCTATCGGCGTTGCGTACAGCGACCAGGACATTAACGGCGCTGACGTTATTTACTCTGACCGCGAGCTCGGCTATACGGCCAATGCTCAAGGCACTGTGACCCAAGCGACTGACAAGTCTACTGCTGTGACGCTGAACAAGTCGGCTGGTCGTATTACGCTGAATGCTGCGTCGCTGGCTGCTGCTACCAACGTGTCGTTCACGCTGAATAACAGCTTTATCAGCGCCAATGACACGCTGATTTTGACGATTTCCAGCGGTGCGACGGTTGCGGCTTATAACGTGTGGGTGAACACCTTGGCTGCTGGTTCGGCCTCTATCACGCTGCGCAACACCACTGCCGGCGCTTTGGCTGAAGCTGTTGTGATCAACTTTGCGCTGATTCACTGCGTGTAATCATGCCGCTGGTCAAGTCCACTAGCAAGGAAGCCTTCCGCAAAAACGTGAAGGCTGAAGTGGGTGCTGGCAAGCCTGTTGCGCAGGCTGTTGCCATTGCATATGCGACCAAGCGGGCTGCTGCTAAACCATCTACTCCTAAGAAAAAATGAATCTAGTTCCCCTGAGCAACTGCGTACTGATTGAACAAGATGTTGAGAAGTCTACCGGGCTGATTGTGTTGCCTGAGAGCAAGATGTCTAGTGGTATGGTGGTTGCGGTGGGGGCTGGCCTTCGCAAGGAGGATGGTTCGTTGGTGCCGATGGATTTGGCGGTGGGTGACCATGTGCTGTTCGGGGAGTTTTCCGGGCAGAAGGTGAAGCATGAGGGTAAGGAATACCTCATGATGCGCGAGCCTGATGTGATTGGGGTCTTGAATGGCTGATTTGAGTTCGGCGGCATCGGTGGCCAATGGCGGCAAGCGTGGCGGCAAGTCAGATTCTGACGTGTTGGCTACGGCGCGAGCCCGGCTTAACATGGCGATTTCCGCGTACTCAGAAAGCCGCGAAGATGAGATTGACGATCTTCGCTTCTTTGCCGGCTCGCCGGACAACCATTGGCAGTGGCCACCGGATGTTTTGGCGACTCGGGGAGCTGTGCAGGGTCAGACGATCAATGCGCGGCCTTGCCTGACGATCAACAAGCTTCCGCAGCACGTCCGTCAGGTCACGAACGACCAGCGCCAGAACCGGCCCGCTATCAAGGTGATTCCGGTTGACGACAAGGCTGATACCGAAGTCGCCGACATCTTTGATGGCCTGATGCGTCATATTGAGTACATCTCTGACGCTGATGTGGCCTACGACACGGCCTGTGAGAATCAGGTTGCGTACGGTGAGGGCTATATCCGCCTGCTGACCGAGTACTGCAATTCGGACTCGTTTGACCAGGACATCAAGATTGGCCGAGTGCGTAATTCCTTCTCGGTGTACATGGACCCGACGATTCAGGATCCGTGTGGCTCGGATGCCAAGTGGTGTTTCATCACTGAGGACATCCTGAAGGAAGATTACGAGCGAATGTTCCCGGATGCGAACCCTATTTCCACGTTGCAGACGTTGGGGGTGGGGGATCAGTCGCTGTCGCAGTGGATCAACGAGGATACGGTTCGGATTGCCGAGTATTTCTACGTTGAGCATGAGAAGAAGACCCTGAATCTGTACCCTGGCAATGTTTCTTTGTTTGAAGGCTCGGCCGAAGACAGGAACATGAAGGCAATGGGCATGAAGCCTGTTCGCACTCGTCAGGCGGATGTTCAGAAGGTCAAATGGTGCAAGATCAACGGCTATGAAATCCTTGAAGAACAAGACTGGGCTGGCAAGTACATTCCTGTTGTTCGCGTTGTTGGTAACGAGTTTGAGGTTGATGGTCGTATCTATGTGTCGGGCTTGGTGCGCAATGCCAAGGATGCCCAGCGCATGTACAACTACTGGGTTAGCCAAGAAGCTGAGATGCTTGCGTTGGCACCAAAGGCGCCGTTCATTGGATACGGCGGTCAGTTTGAGGGGTACGAGCAGCAGTGGAAGACAGCCAACACACAAAATTGGCCGTACCTTGAAGTTAATCCCGACGTTACAGACGGTCAGGGAGCAGTCCTGCCACTGCCCCAGCGTGCCTTGCCTCCAATGGCCCAGACAGGCCTTATTCAGGCCAAGATGGGCGCTTCGGACGACATCAAGAGCACGACGGGGCAATATGATTCGAGTCTCGGCGCAACCAGCAATGAGCGGTCTGGCCGGGCTATTCTCGCGCGCGAGAAGCAAGGCGATACGGGCACGTATCACTACGTAGACAACTTGGCGCGTGCTGTGCGGCACATTGGCCGTCAGATCATTGACTTGGCTCCGAAGATCTATGACACGCAGCGTATTGCGCGGATCATTGGCTTGGATGGCGAGACCAAGATGGCCAAGATCGATCCTACGCAGCAGGAGCCTGTGCGCAAGATCCAAGATCAGAATGGCGTCATCATTGACAAGATCTACAACTTGGGCGTGGGCAAGTATGATGTTTGCGTCACGACGGGCCCAAGCTACATGACCAAGCGCCAAGAGTCTTTGGATGCGATGAGCCAGTTGCTGCAAGGCAATCCCCAGCTGTGGGCTGTGGCTGGTGACTTGTTCATCAAGAACATGGACTGGCCTGGGGCTGAGGAGATGGCCAAGCGGTTCTCCAAGACCATTGATCCTAAGTTGCTGTCTGACGATGACAAGTCGCCGGAACTGCAAGCTGCTGAACAGCAGATCCAGGCGATGGGGCAGGAGATGGAGCAAATGCACCAGATGCTTCAGAACGTGTCGAAGTCTATGGAATCTCAAGAGCAGCGCAGGCAAGACTTTGAGGCTCAGATCAAGGCATTTGATGCCGAGACCAAGCGTATCAGTGCGGTCCAGGCTGGTATGACGCCCGACCAGATTCAAGATATCGTGATGGGTACGATCTCTGCTGCATTGGACACGGGTGACTTGATTGGGCAGATGCCTAGCCGTGAGTCAATGAACGCTGAAATGCAAATGCAAATGCCTCAAGAAGGAATGCAAAATGAAGGCTTGTGATTTCGTAGGGATGCTGTTCTTGGCGCGTGATGTTGCGCACTCGGTGCATCTGAATACTCGTAGCTTTGCCAAGCACATGGCGTTGCAAGGCTTTTACGAGGAGATCGTTGGGTTGGCTGATGGTTTTGCCGAGGCTTACCAAGGTAAGCATGGCCTGATGGGGCCTATCTCTTTGATGTCTGCCAAGAAGACCGGCAACATTGTTGAGTTCTTGCAGGATCAGATGGACGAAATCGAGGCAGAACGTTACAAAATTGTGGATAAGGACTGCACAGCGTTGCACAATATCATTGATGAGATTGTGGCGCTGTATCTCTCGACTCTTTACAAACTACGCTTCTTGGCGTGAGGTAAAAAATGGAACTTCTTCGGCCTTGCATGGATGCGTCTTATGGCGCACAAAGCGTAGCGTATACGGGTACTGCCGGAACCACTCTGACGTGGCCTCCTGGCCCTCAAGGGGTTTTGGTTTGGTGTACGACTGACGCCTACATTCGCGTTGGCGAAGGTGTGACTGCAACGACGGCTGATACGCCTATTCCTGCTGGCACCCCGATTCCGTTCAATGTGCCTAATCCATCAACTGGATTGACGGGCACTGGTGGCCCTTGGGTTGTGAGCGCGGTGCAGGTCGCAACTGGCGGCACCTTGTACGCCAAACCGATCAATATCCGATGAGCTGGGGCGTAGCACTCAGAAACGCCGTCGGTCTGGGGCTTGGCGGCATTCCGTCTTTGTTGAATGCTCCGCCCTATGCCAAACTTGCGTTTAACTTCTTGAGCGGTCAGCTTGATCCGAGGATCACCTTCTCCCGCACCAGCAACGCCACGTTGATCGGCTCCAACGGGCAGCTTCAGTACGCGCCGCACAATTTGCTGACGTATTCGGAGCAGTTTGACAATGCTGCTTGGACTAAAACACAGTCCACCATAGCCGCTAATAGCGTTGCTGCACCGGATGGAACGACGACTGCTGACAAGATTGTTGAAGACACGGCTGTAACCGTTTCGCACTACGTTCAGTCACCCATCATTACGCCAGCAGCGAACATTGCACACGCGGGTTCGGTGTACGTAAAAGCGGCAGAGCGGCGATATATTGCAGTCACTCTTACGGGTGGCGGCGGCCCAGATCGAGGCGCGTTCTTTGATGGCTTGACCGGCGCGTACACCGGCGGTTTTGCGGGCGGGTTACCCTACACCGTGACGGACGTCGGCAACGGCTGGTTCCGTTATGCGTTGACAGACACCCCAGCGTCTGCGGCATCTTATGCGCTGCGCGTCTATGTCTGCGATGCAGCCAACAATACCTTGTACACCGGCAACGGTACGTCCGGCATCTACGTCTGGGGAGCCCAGCTCAACGTCGGCGCTCTTCAGCCGTACTACCAGACAGACGCATCGGCCTACTACGGCCCCCGCTTCGACTACAACCCAACAACGCTTGCTCCTTTGGGGCTGTTGATTGAGGAGCAGAGGACGAACAGTTGCTTGTATTCGAACGATTTGAGTCAAGCTAATTGGTCAAAAGGTAGCACTGTTTCGGTGTCTTATAACACCGTTGCTGCGCCTGATGGCACAACAACTGCCGACACGATCACTGTTGTAACTGGCGCTGACACTGGTGTTCATCAAAGCATCGCTTGTTCTTCGTCCACAGCCTACACGTTTTCTTTGTACGTAAAGCTGGGCACGATGGTCGCCAGCGATTACAAGATTGCCATCTACGACAATACCAATGCTGCGTTTATTGCAGTTGATATTGTCCCAACGCAAACTCCTTCTGCTACTACTTGGACAAGGATCACATACACGTTCACAACGCCTGCAACGTGTGTATCTGTTCGACCGTACTGCTTCCGTAACTCGTTGTCTGCCGCTACCAGCGTCAACGTCTGGGGCATGCAACTTGAGCAAGGCGCATTCGCCACCAGCGTGATCCCCACCACGACTACGGCCCTCACTCGCGCAGCAGATGTTGCCAGCATGACGGGGGCTAACTTCTCCAACTGGTATAACCCGGTTGAGGGGACTCTTTATTTTGAAGGTTCCGTTGTTGGGTCTACAGGCGCAGATCAAATTGGCCTAAATGCCAACAACAACGCTTTTACTGAGCGAGTTCGCTTAGGCAAGGGTCCAACTACTCCACGCTTTACAATAGTTGATGATGGGGTAGTTCAAGCTGACTTAAATGGGGGTACTTGGGCCGTTAACGCTGTTAAGAAGCTCGCAGGGGCATATGCTGCCAATTCGATTGCGCTCAGTGTTGATGGCGCAACTCCTTTGCTTGACACAGTGGCAACCATCCCAACGCCAACTCAGTTACAGATTGGCAATGAGCAATTAGCTACCTTCCTCAACGGCCACATCCGCTCCTTCAAGTACTACCCAACCCGCCTGCGTGACAGCGCATTGCAAGCATTGACTCGTTAATGGACAAGCACCTAAAGTTCAGCAGTAAAGCGGAAGCCGAGTCGGTCTTGTTTGACAAGGTTGAGGACGGATTGGTGCCAAAGTTTGGCATTTCCGTCGACGTTATTGGATTGATCTACAAAGAGACCGGCAAGATTCTGAAGTCAGCAGAAGGCCCAATCCCTGAGACAAAGCCTGTCGCAGGCTGGCATGTGAACGTTAGAGGGGTTGGCCCTGATGACTTTAGCGAATACGAAGTAACCGTTGCAACGCCTTCTAGGGCTTGGGCTTAAAGGAACAAAAAATGGCAGGCGTCAAGATCTCCAATCTCCCAGCAGCAACTACCCCATTGGGGGGTACTGAAGCTGTTCCAATGGTGCAAAGCGGCGTCACGGTCAAGGCGACTCCAGCCAATATCAATGCTATTGCAACGTACACAGGCACAGGCACAGGAGCTGTTAGCCGGCTGGTTTCTAGCAAGTTGGGTGATGTTGTTAGCGTCAAAGACTTTGGCGCTGTCGGGGATGGTGCGACAAATGATACGGCTGCGATTCAGGCTTCAGTAAATTACATTGCAGCAACTGGAAACAATGTTTTTGTTCCCCCTGGAACATATCTCACGGATCCTTTTGTTTTAACTTCAGCAGCGTATTCACTGCAAGGTTCTTTCTTTGGCTCAGATCGTGAACGTTGCATTATTAAGCGGCGTGTTGCGGGGGCAGGAGTTTTTGTAACAATTGGAAGTGCATCTAGCACCATTTTCCAAGCCGGCGTTGGTTTTTCTGGGCTGACGCTTGATGGCGGAGTTGTGACCAACGGCGACACATTGGTAACTTATGATGTTGTTCGATCAACGTTTGATAATTGCCGTTTCAAAGGTGGCGCGGTGGCTTGCCATATGTACGGCGGAGTCTCCGTTACGTTCAAGGATTGCGCATTTGAAGGCGCGGGTGTCGGGCTCAAGATTGAAAAGTTTACCTCCCTTGCTGGAGGTGGTTGGCCTAATCTTATCCGTGTTCGCGGCGGGGAAGCGGTTGATAACACCGTCTGGGGTGTTTACTTTGATTTTGGTCGTGTTCTTAGGCTTGAAGATGTACAAATTGAAGGCAATGGAACAACGGGCTTGGGAGCTAGCCAAGGCGGTGTTTTCATTGGGTCAAATGTTGGCACAGAAGTTTCTGCAACTGACACATACAGCCTTGGCCTTGTTGCCAGCGGCTGCTGGTTTGAGGCAAATCTTGGTGCCGCAGATATTTCGTTGAACAGTGGATTGAATTCAGTATCTGATTCAAACTTTTTTAGCACCAACACTCAAACTGTCAATGACATTGTCATTAACGGCGGCAGGTTCATGCTAAGAAATCTGAACATGTCTTTTACGAAGACAGCCAATGTTCTTGAAAACGCAGGTTCAATTGTTGGAAATTTGATTGAGGGTAGTGACATTCCCAATCTTAATACCAGCTCTGCCAAGACAACTATCTTTGGCTTGGGCAGGTTTAACCAGCGTGGTGGTGCCATTCCTGTTGTTCCAAGTCTTACCAATCCTTTGGTTCAAGTTGGAGGAACAACAACGGGTGCCACTGGGGTAAGCGTTACTTTTCCAACAGCATTTACTTCCGTTCCTACCGTTCTTACGGCACTAAGCAATGGCGACACAACAACGGTTGTTTCTCAAGTAATTGTTAGCAACATTACGGCAACTGGTTTCTTTGCCCGTGGCCTTGGACTGACATCTGGAAGTTCAATTGTGGTTCAGTCAAATATTGGCTTTACTTGGGCGGCAATTGGAACAACTTAAACAGTTTTTGATAGTAAACTAACCCCGTACTGGTGCGATTCACCAGGGATTCTCAGGAATCAACCATGACAGAAGAAGTGCAAATCTCAGCGGAAGTGCCCGCGCCAGAACTGGAAGCTACGGCAGCCCCAGAAACTGAAGTTATTCAGCCGGAAGAAAAGCCAGCGGAAGCAAGCAAGACCTTCACTCAAGAAGAGCTTGATGCAGCCATTGGTAAGCGCCTTGCTCGTGAGCAACGCAAATGGGAAAGAGAACAAGCGCAGCGTTCGGCTCAGGCCCAATCGCCACGCATGCCGGTGGATATTCCGCCTGCGGATCAGTTTGAGTCGGTTGAAGCGTATGCTGATGCATTGGCAACGCGCAAAGCCGAGGAGCTGCTTCGTAGCCGTGAAAGCCAACGGCAACAGCAGGAAGTTCTCAGCGCATATCATGATCGTGAGGAAGATGCTCGCGGAAAGTATGAAGACTTTGAACAAGTCGCATACAACCCAAAGCTTCCAGTCACAACCGTGATGGCAGAAGCGATTCAGTATTCTGAAGTTGGGCCAGACATTGCCTACTTCTTGGGTTCAAACCCGAAAGAAGCTGAGCGCATCTCTCGTTTGACGCCTTACGCGCAGGCAAAAGAGATCGGTAGGCTGGAGGCCAAGTTGGCCGATAGTCCACCTGTTAAGAAAACTTCGAGCGCACCAACTCCTATTACGCCTGTGACTGCCCGCACAACGGGAAGCCCTGCTTACGATACCACTGACCCGCGTTCTACTAAGACTATGACGGCAAGCCAGTGGATTGAAGCTGAAAACATGCGTATGCGGAAAAAGTTGGAAGCACAAAACCGCTAATCACTTCTAAAGGACATTTGCCGTGGCAAATAACATTCTTACCATTGATATGATCACCCGGAAAGCTCTCCAGATTCTGGATAACAACCTGGTGCTCACCCGCAACGTTAACCGTCAGTAAACATCAAGTCTAGCTGACGCTAAACCCCGTTAATTGCTGGAAACCCCTTAAGCATCATGAACCACAACGTAGCCGGAAACAGCAAGCGTGAAGGTCTGAAAATCGTGATGATTGGGCAATCAGCAGCCAAGCGTCTTATCATTAACAGTGATATGATGAAGGTTCAACGACTAGCCGAAAGGCGTAGCTCCCAAGTGGGAGCGAAATGCGGGGCAAGCATGAAGCGACCAATTAGCGAACGATTTTTTGAAAAAGTAAGCATTAACGAGAACGGATGTCATGAGTGGACTGGGTGCATCATGCCTAATGGCTATGGTCAGTTCCACAAAGACGGAAAGACTGCTTACGCGCACCGCGTAGCCTATGAATTGGCTAATGGTGTTGCGGCAGACTTTGTTTTGCATAAATGCGATAACCGCAAGTGTGTCAATCCGGGACATTTGTTCTCTGGGACTTTTGACGACAATATGGCCGATATGGTTGCCAAAAAACGTCAAGCGCATGGTGAGAAGAATAGCCATGCAAAGTTAAACGCTGAAAAAGTAAAGGCGATTCGTAGCGAAGTTGGTCTGCACCGAGAAATCGGCGCTAAGTACGGCGTAACAGCATCATTGGTTTCAATGATCCGTTCAGGCCGAATTTGGCGGAATGTTTGAAGATATAGTCTGACCCCTAGTGAAAGCTAGGGCCGCGAAAGCGGGATGTGGAGTAACGATCCGCATCAAACATTGTGATGACGATAGTTTCGCTGTTGAAGGTGCCAAGATCGGTTCCACCCTGCGTATCCGCCTGCCTGACCGCGCGCTGGTGACGGACGGTGCCGCCCTGCAAGTTCAGGACGACAACGAGCAATCCACGACCCTGGCTGTTGATTCGCAGAAGCACATTGGTGTTAACTTCACCTCCGCTGAACTCACCATGCAATTGGATGACTTCGCAGAGCGTGTTCTGAAGCCTCGCGTTAGCCAACTGGCTGCTGCTATTGATGCTGACGTTGCCAACTCCTACAAGCAGATTTACTCCTCTGTTGGTACCCCTGGCACCACTCCTGGCACTTCTTTGGTTCTGCTGCAAGCTCAACAAAAGCTGAACGAGAATGCAGCCGGTATGAACCCCCGTTACGCCACCGTCAACCCTGCCGCTAACGCAGGTCTGGTTGAAGGCATGAAGGGTCTGTTCAATCCTGTTGACACCATCAGCAAGCAGTTCAAGAACGGCATGATGGGCACTGGCGTGCTTGGTTTCGACGAAATCAACATGTCTCAGTCCATCGTGAGCCACACCACTGGCGTGACTCCTACGGCTCCTATCGTTGCCGCTGGTTCCACGTTCAGCCAAGGTGCTACCTCGATCAACATCACCTTCACCAGCGGTTCGCCTACCTTCAAGGTCGGTGACGTGTTCACCATCGCTGGCGTGTTTGCTGTTAACCCCCAGACCCGCCAATCGACCGGCTCGCTGCAACAGTTCACCGTGACCGCTGACGTGTCCGTGTCTGCTGGTACTTCTGCGACCCTGAGCGTTTCGCCTGCAATCTTCACCTCGGCACATGCCTTGGCGACGGTTAGCGCATTCCCTGCCGGCAGCGCTGCTTTGACCTTCTTGGGCGGCTCTGCTACCCAGTATGCTCAGAACTTGGTGTATCACAAGGATGCGATCACCTTCGCAACCGCTGACCTGTTGCTGCCCCAAGGTGTTGACATGGCTTCCCGCCAAGTCCACAACGGCATCTCGATGCGTATTGTTCGCCAATACGACATCAACAATGACCGTATGCCTTGCCGTATCGACGTTCTGTACGGTTACAAGGTCATTCGTCCCGCGATGGCTTGCCGCATCTGGGGCTAATCTATATAAGGGGCTTCGGCCCCTTCTTGTAACTTCTTTAAGGAAAATATCATGGCTCTCCCATCTATTGGCGGTGGTTATCAGCTCGGCGACGGTAATCTCAATGAGATTTTCTTGGGCGAAATGGCTGACCCCCAGACCGCAACCTCAACTGCAACGCTGACCGCTGCGCAAGTTACGGGTGGTGTGTTGGTTGCCAGCCCCAGCACGACCGCTGCTTCTTACACTCTGCCCACCGTGGCATTGACCGAAGCTGTTCTCACGAACGCCAAAGTTGGTTCTACGTTTGAACTGGCCTTGGTCAATCTCGGCACCAGCTCTGGTGCAGTCACTGTGCTGGTTGGCACTGGCTGGACGATTGTTGGTAACGCTGTTGTTGCCGTCACCTCGTCTGCTCGCTTCCTTGCTCGTAAGACCGGCGACGGTGCTTGGACTCTGTACCGCGCTGCTTAAGTAGTAACCGCCCTGCACCAGCGATGGTGTGGGGCACTTAACATGCCTATGATTTACCTAAAGCATCCCCAACACGGTTCCAAGATTGCAAGCCTTGACATTGAGGCGCAAGAAGATGAACGTAACGGCTGGGTGCGCTATACTCACGACACGCCTTCTCTGTCTGAAGATGCGGCTCCCGTGAATGAACTGGAAGTTAAGCGTCGGGGACGACCCCCCAAAGCACAGATGCAAGGAGCGTAAGCAATGGCGACAGCCGGTGACATCATAAATTCGGCACTCCGGCTAATTGGGCTACTCGCTGAAGGCGAAACCCCATCGCCTGAGACCTCGCAAGACGCGCTTTCGGCCATGAATCAAATGATTGATTCGTGGAACACGGAACGCCTGATGATCTACAACACCCAGGATCAAGTCTTTACTTGGCCTGCGGATCAGATCCAGCAGCATCTAGGCCCAACTGGTGACTTTGTTGGCAATCGTCCAATTCTGCTGGATGATTCCACCTATTTCCGCGATCCAACGACCAACGTGTCTTTTGGCATCAAGATGATCAACCAGCAGCAATACAACGGGATTGCTGTAAAGACGGTTACATCTACTTATCCACAGGTCATGTGGGTAAACATGGAGTTCCCCAACATCCAGATGACGGTCTACCCTAAGCCCACACGGGCTCTGGAGTGGCACTTTATCTCGGTGGATGAGTTGGTTCAGCCTGCAACGCTGGCAACGACTTTGTACCTGCCACCCGGTTACAAGCGTGCGTTTAAGTACAACTTGGCCTGTGAGATTGCACCAGAGTTCGGCGTGGAGCCTTCGCCTACTGTCGCCCGGATTGCCATGACGTCTAAACGCAACCTGAAGCGCGTCAACAATCCAGAAGACTTGATGAGCTTGCCGTATCCGATTGTTGCGACGCGGCAGAGGTTTAATGTTTTTGCAGGCAATTATTGATTATGGAATTGATATTTCGCATCAGATTGTTTCAAATGTGCATCCGCACCAATCGGATGTATTCTCCTGCTCATGATGATGTTTTGCCGCCTGCGTTCAATTTAAAATTTGGTAGGTATGTTTGGTGTATGGGCAAAGGCTGGCTGAACTTAAAAACCGCATGAAAACGCCCATCCTAGGCCAATCGTATGTAGCCAGATCCGTTAACGAGGCGGTGAATCGTCTCGTCAACATGTTCCCTGAGATTGTGCCGGACGGCGGCAAGGAGCCTGCGTTCTTCATGCGAGCCCCAGGGTTGCGCAAGGTGGCCACCATCGGCACAGGCCCAATCCGTGGCCTCTGGCAGTTTGGCGGGTATGGCTACGTTGTCAGTGGACAAACTGTGTATAAGTTATCCACAGATTGGACTTACACGGCAATTGGAACAGTGTCGGGCACTGGGCCTGTCAGCATGTCGGACAACGGCACGCAGTTGTTCATTGCCTGCAATGGCCCAAGCTACATCTACAACGCCTCCACAAACGTATTCGCACAGATAACGGACGGCGACTTTCCGGGGGCCTCTGTTGTCGGCTATCTGGATGGCTACTTTGTGTTCATCGAGCCAAATAGTCAGCGCGTGTGGGTCACTAGCTTGCTGGATGGAACCTCAGTTGATCCTCTAGACTTTGCCAGCGCAGAAGGCTCTCCAGACGGTTTGGTGTCAATGATTATTGACCATCGAGAGGTCTGGCTGCTTGGCGCGAACTCTGTCGAGGTTTGGTATGACGCTGGGCTGACGGATTTCCCTTTGCAGCGCATTCAAGGTGCGTTCAACGAGATTGGCTGTGCCGCAATCTACTCCGTTGCCAAGTTGGACAATTCCATCTTCTGGCTGGGCTCTGACGCTCGCGGCAATGGGATTGTTTACAAGGCTAACGGCTATACAGGCCAACGCGTGTCCACTCATGCGATTGAGTACGCAATTGCTGGTTATGAAACTATCTCTGATGCGGTTGCCTACACGTATCAGCAAGAAGGCCACCCATTCTATGTGCTGACCTTCCCAACGGCCAATCGGACGTGGGTATACGATGTGTCTACCCAGGCCTGGCATGAGCGGGCTGGCTTCTATGAAGGCGCATTCATTCGGCATCGTTCCAACTGCCAGATGAACTTCAACAACGAAGTCATTGTTGGCGATTATGAAGACGGCCGAATCTACGCCTATGACTTGGACGTGTACGCTGATGATGGTGCAGTTCAAAAGTGGCTGCGTTCTTGGCGTGCATTAGGCACTGGCAAGAATGACCTAAAGCGTACTGCGCACCATTCGTTGCAGCTAGATTGTGAATCAGGAGTTGGTCTGAACGGGATTGATCCGTTTGACAGCGTTGCGATTGAATATTTATTAACTGAACTAGGTCTTGACTTGCTTACTGAGGCAGGTGATTCATTCTTATTTGATCCTATTCTAAAAGTTGGGGTAAATCCAACTGCTTCATTAAGATGGTCGGACGATGGCGGCCATACTTGGAGCAACTATCACACCCGCGAAATGGGCAGGCTTGGAGAATTTGGCACCCGAGTCATCTGGTGGCGTTTGGGGATGACGCAGAAACTGCGGGACCGTGTTTATGAGATTTCTGGCACTGATCCAGTCAAGATTTCCATCATGGGCGCAGAACTGATTGCGAGCGGAACAAATGCTTGATATCACCAACATCCCACCTCCTAGAGTACCGTTCATTGATGAACGAACAGGATTGATGGCAAGAGAATGGTATTTATTTATGCTGAACTTGTTTAAGCTTACTGGAGGCGGAACAAGCAGCGTCAGCATTGTTGATTTGCAATCTCAAATTGATTTACTAAACACTGAACCAAAACCGATTGAGCAATATGGAACATATTTGCTTCTTGAAGACTAAAAACAGACAATTTTTTGTTGCGTCAATTTTCATTAGCAACTAAACCAACATCACAACGGGTCGAAAATGGCTTCACTTACTCCAAGCCCAAAGATGCAGTTTTTTGATGCCAATGGGGTTCCATTGGTTGGCGGAAAACTGTACACCTATTACGCCGGAACAGTGTCTCCATTGACGACCTACACGGACTCCACTGGCGGCTCCGCCAATACTAATCCAATCATCCTTGATTCGCGTGGCGAAGCCGATGTTTGGCTTGGTTTGGGAACTTACAAAATGGTCCTAAAAGATAGCGTTGACGCGCTTATCTGGACTGTGGATAACATCCTGAGTGCAAACAATGTTTCTCAGTTGGGGTCATACACTGTAGCAACCTTGCCGAGTGCCGTTGACTCACAAATCGCATATGCAACAAATGGCAGAAAAGTAGGCGAATCAGCAGGCAATGGAACTGGTGTGCCTGTGTACTATTCTTCTAGTGCATGGCGCAGATTTTCCGATGATTCAGTTGTGGCAGCGTAATTTATACAGTACTGAAAGGTCAACGCCATGAATGTAACTGTAAAAGTACTGGTTCCAAGCAAGATTGCTGAAATTACGCAGACGACTCAATATACGGCAACAAATGTCACTGCCATCATTGATAAGTTCACTGCCACGAACTACAGCGCGGCGGCAGCAACCATCAGCGTAAACTTGGTCACGGGTGGCGATACCTCGGGTAATCAAAACTTGATTACCAAGACCAAGACGCTGCAACCAGCTGAGGTCTATACGTTCCCGGAGATCGTTGGCCAAGTTCTGGGCGCCAGCGGATTCATCTCCACCATTGCCGGGACGGCCTCCTCTATCAACATTCGGGCAAGTGGACGGGAAGTTACATGATCGAACACCATTTCAGTTCTGGCGTCTACGCTAAAGAGACTCGCATCCCTGCCGGGAGTTGGCTTGTGCAGCATGCGCACCTGCACGACCATCTATCTATTCTGGCCAGCGGGTCCGTGGAACTGATGGTTGATGATAAAACTTCTGTACTACATGCCCCTGCCTGCCTGACAATTGAGGCAGGCAAGCATCACGGTGTGAGATCGTTGACGGATGTTGTTTGGTACTGCATTCATGCAACGAATTGCACCGATGAGCATGAGGTTGATAACGTAATAATTGCATCTACAGATGCAGAAGTTGTACAAAACATTGCTCAGAAACTGAGCCAAGGAGATTGATATGCCGTGGATTGCAGCTGGTGGAGCAATTGTTGGGGGGCTGATTGGGGCTGATGCCGCAAGTGATGCGGCGGAAGCTCAGGCAGCAGCAGCGGATCGTGCTGCACAGCTCCAAAAGGAGATGTTTGAGCGGCAAATTCAGCTTCAGGAGCCTTACCGCCAAGCGGGTCTGACGGCCCAGCAGCGGTACATGAATATGCTTGGCCTGCAAAATGCAGCCCCCACGGCTCGCTCCGAGTCTGAAATCCGTAATGCTCTGGCCTCTAAGTACATGAAGGGCGACGCAGGCGGGTATTATGTGGACGACGTTTTTGAGGGCGGTGGCGATTCTGGAGGCTCTGTAACCAGAAGATGGGTGCCAGGAAGCGGCACTCTAGACGAGGAAGGACTGAATGCGGCTGTTCAAGCGGCAATGGCTCAGGATCGGGCTGCGCAAGCGGCCTACGAGGCAGAGAAGCAAGCACCTGGGTTTGGCAAGTATGCACGCGATTTCAGCATGGAGGACTTCCAGCAAGATCCTGGCTATGCATTCCGCATGCAAGAGGGGCTGAAGGCTTTGGATCGTCAAGCAGCAGCACGCGGCGGCCTGATCTCTGGTGCAGCTCTGAAAGGGGCCCAGCGGTACGGCCAAGAGGCGGCTAGCCAAGAGTACATGAATGCCTTTAATCGTTACCAGACGAACCGGGCCAACCAACTTCAGCCGTTGCAGTCACTGATGGGGACTAGCCAAACGGCGGCCAACACACTTGGCACTGCAGCGGGCAACTATGCACAAGGCGCTGGTGAGGCTTACATGGGGGCAGGCAATGCTCGCGGGTCTGGCTACATGGGCGGTGCTAATGCTTTGACTGGGGCCATCAACCAAGGCATCAACAACTATCAAGGGCAGCAATTCTTGAACAATATGCAATGGCGTAGGCCTGGGGGCGTGCCTGGGACGGATGCATCCGGCTTCTATCAAGGCCCCAGCCAGTTCGGGTGGCCCGGTCAGTCAATGAGCGAGTAAATCATGCCAATCGATCCAAGAATTGCTCTAGGCTTCCAGCCCACCGTTCAGCTTGAGTCTCCGCTGAATCAATATGCCAAATTTGCGCAGATTCAAGAGGCACAGAACAGAAACGCTCTGGCTCAGTATCAGCTTTCATCTGCACAGAGGGCGGATGAGGCTCAAAATGCTTTGAGTGCCGCCTACAAGTCAGGTTTCAATCCTGAGACTGGCGCGGTTGATCCAAGCGCCATATACAGGCAATTGGCGGAGAGAGGCGCTGGCCATTTGATTCCAGATGTTCAAGCAAAAATGCTTGCTCAACAGGAAAAACAGGCTAGCCTAAACAAGACTCAGACAGAAATAAAAGCCGCTCAATTCAAGCATGAGCAGGAAAGATACGCACACGGCATCCAATCATTAGGCGCTGCAAAAAGCGGTGCTGATGTGATTGCATCTCTTGATGAAGGGGTGCAGCGAGGTTACTTTTCGCAAGAACAAGCCGATGCGCAAAAGGCTGAACTTGCTAGGTTGCAGACTATGCCAGAGCTTCAAGACTGGATTAACAAAAAACGTCTGGGGTTGATTTCAGCCAAAGACCAACTTGAGATGTCAATGCCGAAGCCCGGGCCCAAGACGGATCTTGCAAAGCTAATTGAGGAACAACAGAAGTTCCAACCTGGGTCGCCAGAATATAGGTTGTATCAGCAAGCGATCACTAAGGCAACAACTCACACCCCAGGTACGCAAGTGAATGTTGGCGGAACTGTGTTGGAGAAGAAAGAGCAGCAGGCAAAAGGCGAGTTGAATGTGAAGGGGTATGAAGAAGTATCTAATGTTGCAAGAGCAGCGACAAGGACATTACCCGCTCTAGAAACACAGGAAATGTTGCTCAACAAAGGTCTTGAGACTGGATTTGGCGCTGGCGCTCAGAAAGCCGGCGCTTCAATATTGTCTGCTTTGGGCGTCAAGGATGCTGAAAAGTTTGCTGCAAATGCAGAATCTTTCAATGCTGCTGCATCCCAGGCTGTTCTTACAAAGCAAATGGAGCAAAAAGGACCTCAAACTGAAGCAGATGCTGGACGTATCAGTAGAACTGGCGCAGAACTTGGAAACACAGTTGCAGGCAATAGATTTATTATTTCAGTTGCAAAAGCACAAGCGAAGAAGGACATTCAGCAACGAAACTTCTATGATTCTTGGTGGAAGAACAACAAGACATATGAAGGCGTTGAAGACGCTTGGTACGCTGGAGAAGGTGGTAAATCATTGTTTGAACGGCCAGAGCTTAAGAAATACGTAGAGCAGCAAAACACCGGTGTTCCATTGCCATCTGCTGGAGGCGCTCGTCCATCTGGTGCGGCACCATCCAGCCCGTTGCCGAAAAGTCCTCAAGGTATTGATCCCGCAATTTGGGCCGTAATGACTCCAGAGGAGCGCGCACTGTGGAAAACCGGGAAATGACATTAGAGCAACGTAAAGCTTTGGCGCTGGCAAGTGCCAGATTGCGGATGCAGCAGCAGCAAGCCACCCAAGGGCAACCAAGTGAAGACATGCAACGCATGGCCTACATGGAGGCGCAAGCGGGCCTTGGCGAGGGCATGCCGCAACCTGGAATGAGGACAACCCGCGTCGCATCAGAAGCCCCGTTTAAAGCGCTTGCAGGGGCTGCTGACATGTTTATAGAGACTCCATTGAGCCTTTATAACCTTGGAAAAGCTGCGGTTGGTTATGGCGCAACTGCTATGGGTCGTTCTGACCTTGCTCCTGATCTAACTCCTAGTCCAAGCATGGTGTATAGGCTTGGTCAGCGCGCTGGGATTATCTCTCCGGAAGAAACTCAAGCGCAGATGACGACTGGGCAGCGGTATTTGGATGTTGGCCTACAAGGCGCAACAGGCGCAATGATGGGTAAGGCGCCAGCACTAGGGACTGTAGGTAGAACTATGGGGATCGGTGCGGCATCTGCCATGGGTGGGCAAGGCGTTGCTGAGAAGACAGAATCTCCTTTGGCTGGCGTGTTGTTTTCAACGATGGCGGCTAAAAACTTGACTACTGGCGCGAACAAGTTGGCGGAGCGTCAAATGGAGACCCGCGCGCGTGACCTTGCCTCTCGTAACGAGATGAGTAGAACTCTAGAGACGGCCCAAAATGAAGGCTATGCCATTCCAAGAGGTTACTACGAAGGAAAGCAAACGCTAAAGGAAAGAGCAGCCGGTGGGATTGAAAAGGAAGTTGGCCTTATCAATCAGGTTAATGCCAATAAAGTTGCTCAGAAAGAATTGAATCTCCCAGAAAATGCGCCGTTGACCAAGGAGAACATGCAAGACATTCGGCGGCAAGAATACGATGCTGGATACAAGCCTCTTGAGGCCGTTGGTAGGGTAA